ACAGCAAGATCCGCAGATTGCAGAACTTGCTCGTATTAGAGAATTGGCAGGCTATTAAAATTTAATGCTAAACAGATCGGGCACTTAGGTGCCCTTTCTTTTGGCTAAATTGATTGTCAACGAATTCACAGGCTACCGCGTTATATATATGTAGGGGTAGAAATTCCTACTTAACCAAAAGGAAACTTTAAAATGAAATCAGCAATCGCAATCCTCGCTACCGTGTTCGCAGTATCAGCATTTGCACAAGCACCTGCCAAGAAAGAAGAAGCCAAGCCAGCAGCACCAGCTGCCGCAGCAAGTGCTCCAGCAGCACCAGCTAAGGTTGAAGCCAAGAAGGAAGAGAAAAAGCCTGCAAAAAGTGAGCCTGCTAAGAAAGAGCCAGCTAAAGCAGACGCAAAGCCAGCCGCTGCTCCAACGAAGTAAATTTGACCTAGAAGATAGTGACCTCATTATTGACGATGAGGTCACATACGGCCGTAATCGACGAGCTGAGAATTTTGGTAAGGTAGTTGAAGAAGAATTATCGGACTACGTCAAGTTTAGATTATGGCTAGCTAGACAAATAGCATTGGCCAAATATAGAGAAGCCCACGGTTAAGCCCTGGGCTTTTTTATTGGTAAAATAAAATCAAAAATAAACAAAAAATCATTGACCTTGCTAAATAAAAAGCGCATAATAACATATGTGCATAAGGCATATAAACATTTTAGGCATAACATAGGAGGCATTTAAAATGGCAACATTAGCAGAAATTCGTGCGAAACTTCAAGAAGCACAATCAAAGTCCACAGGACAATCCACCGGCGGTGGAGACAACGCAATTTACCCACATTGGAATATGCAGGAAGGTAAGGAAGCAGTAATTCGCTTACTACCAGACGGCAACTCTGCCAATACATTCTTTTGGGTAGAACGTGCAATGATCAAATTGCCGTTTGCAGGTATCAAAGGCGAAACAGATTCACGAGCTGTGCAGGTACAGGTTCCTTGTGTAGAAATGTACAATGACGGTACGGCCTGTCCAATTCTTACAGAAGTTCGTGGCTGGTTTAAAGACAAAGCTCTAGAAGAAATGGGGCGTAAGTATTGGAAAAAGCGTTCGTACATTTTCCAAGGCTTTGTTGTTGAAGATCCTATTAAGGAAGATAAGACACCAGAAAATCCAATTCGTAGATTTATCATCGGTCCTCAAATCTATCAAATTATCCGTTCAGCATTGATGGATCCAGAGTTGGAAGAATTGCCAACTGACTTTATGCGTGGTGTTGACTTCCGTATTGCTAAGACCAGCAAAGGCGGATTTGCTGACTACTCTACATCAAAGTGGAGCCGTCGTGAACGTGCTATTTCCGACGCCGACAAGGCAGCAATTGAACAGTTTGGATTACACAATCTAAGCGACTTCCTACCTAAGAAGCCAACAGATGTTGAGCTTAAGGTTATGAAGGAAATGTTTGAAGCGTCAGTTGACGGTGAAGCATATGATATGGAACGTTGGGGTCAGTACTTCAAACCAGCTGGAATGGGTCAAGCAACAGGTGATCCTAATAAATCTGCCGCACCACGTGCCGCAGTGGCCGCTCCAGTAGCCGCTTCAGCAGTTGAAGAAGATGCTCCTTGGGAAGAACCTGCTACTCCGGCAGTGAAGGCAGCACCAGCAGCACCTACTGGTGAAAGTGCAAGTCGTGCGCAAGACATCCTTGCCATGATTCGCAATCGTCAAAAGTAATTAGACTAAACATAGAGTGTGGGGCAACTCACACTCTATTTCTCAACAGGGCAAAAAAAATAATATGGCAAAAGCATTTGATATTTCTAAATTTAGAAAGTCAATTACTAAATCTATCGACGGTTTAAGTATTGGCTTCAACGACCCAACTGACTGGGTCAGTACAAACAACTACGCATTAAACTATCTTATCAGCGGATATTTTGATCGTGGTATTCCGTTAGGCAAGGTAACTGTGTTTGCAGGAGAAAGTGGTGCAGGTAAATCATTTATCTGTTCAGGCAATCTTGTAGCAAACGCACAGAAAGCAGGCATTTATCCTATCTTAATCGATACAGAAAACGCACTTGACGAAAAATGGTTACACGCTCTTGGCGTTGACACAAGTCCAGATAAGTTGTTAAAACTTAATATGGCTATGATTGATGACGTGGCAAAGACTATTACAGAGTTTATTGCAGAATATAAAACTATGGATGAAGCAGATCGTCCTAAGATCTTGTTCATTATTGATTCGTTAGGTATGTTGTTGACTCCTACAGACGTTAATCAGTTTCAAGCAGGCGACATGAAAGGTGACATGGGCCGTAAGCCTAAGGCACTGACAGCACTGGTTCGCAACTGTGTTAATATGTTCGGCGCCTACAATATTGGTATGGTATGTACCAATCACACATACGCAAGTCAAGACATGTTTGATCCGGATGACAAGATTAGTGGTGGTCAAGGTTTTATCTACGCAAGTTCAATCGTTGTTGCCATGCGTAAGTTGAAATTGAAACTTGATGCAGACGGCAATAAGACCACAACCGTACAGGGTATTCGTGCAGCCTGTAAGATTATGAAAACTCGTTATGCAAAGCCGTTTGAAAGTGTACAGGTTGAGATTCCTTATGAAACAGGTATGAGTCCATATAGTGGATTAGTCGACCTGTTCGAAGCTAAAGGCATGCTCAAGAAAGAAGGTAACAGCCTTGTCTACACAACCAAAGACGGTGAGATCATCAAACAGTTCCGCAAGGCTTGGGAAAAGAATGAGAAAGACGGCCTAGACATTGCAATGGCAGACATTTCTAAACACGGTGAAATTTCCACTTCTGAGATAACTACTACAGTTGAACCAGACTTGGAGGTCACCGAATGAAAGAAGATTTAATTGCAGATATTTGGACATTGGTATTAGAACACATACCAGAGAAACATCGCAAAGATGTGGCAGCAGATTTTGTTAATACACTAATGGATTATGGTATTAAAGAAAGTGTGCTTGACAGTCTCAAAGGAGTTGACTCATATCTTGATGATGCAATTAACTATGTCATCGATGGTGAAGAAATTGAGGATGAAGATAGCTACGAAGATGAGGAATAAATGAATTGGTACGATCGTGTTTCTAAAGATATTTCAAATATTCCGGATGCTGTGGCCTATTATGAAGCTGAATTAATTCATGCAAAACAAGATGTCCGTGTAGCAGGTAACATTGAAAAAGCCTCTGCGCAGATGCCCGGCATTGTAGAAAATCGATTTAACCAACTTCAAGAAATTGAAGGTATTTTAGAATATCTCAATATTGAACTTCGTAGACTTCGTAGTCAACACTTTCGCAAGTATCTTGAAACCTATCAACGTCAGTTAAGCAGTAGAGACTGTGAAAAGTTTGTCGAAGGCGAAGCTGACGTTGTAGATTTCGAAAAGATTATTAACGATTTCGCCCTACTTAGAAATAAATGGTTGGGCATTATCAAGGCTCTAGATATAAAGCAGTGGCAATTAAGCAATATTGTAAAACTACGCACAGCCGGGTTAGAAGACGCCACTCTTTGAACTAGTTCATTATATACGCAGATAAATATCTGCATGAAAATAATATTAGTCACAGGTGGATTTGATCCTCTACATTCCGGGCACATTGCCTACTTCCAAGCAGCCAAAGAACTAGGAGACATACTCCTTGTAGGGCTCAATTCCGATGAATGGCTTGTTCGTAAAAAAGGTGCAGCCTTTATGCCTTTTTCTGAACGATCATATATCGTAGACAATATTAAATGCGTAGACGGTATTGTTTATGATTTTGACGATGCCGACGGCTCATCAAAAGGTGCTATACTAGAAGTTAGAAAAGATTTTCCAGAAGATACAATCATCTTTGCCAACGGTGGCGATAGAACAGATAAGAATATTCCAGAAATGGATATTCAAGACAACAACCTAGAATTTGTGTTTGGTGTGGGTGGTGAAGATAAAAAGAATTCTAGTTCGTGGATTCTTCAAGAATGGAAAGCACCTAAAACTGGTAGAGCCTGGGGGTACTATCGAGTACTACATGAAGTTGGCAATCATGTTAAACTCAAAGAACTAACAGTCAATCCTAAAACTTGTCTCAGTATGCAACGTCACCAAGACCGTGCAGAACATTGGTTTGTAGCTGAAGGCATAGCTACAGTCTATACAATAGATCAAAGCTCAGACATGGATTTATTAGGTGAATATACACAGCATCAACACATACATATCAATAAAACTCAATGGCATAAGTTATGTAATGAGACAGATCAACCCTTGCGAGTTATTGAAATTCAATATGGTGAAAACTGTGTAGAAGAGGACATAGAAAGAAAATGATTAATATTTTTATCGGTTATGACCATAGAGAAGCAATAGCATACCATGTATGTGCCAACAGTATTATTAGACATTCTAGTAAACCAATTTCGTTTACACCACTTGCGTTAACAAATATGCAAGATTATCAAGAAACACATACCGACGGTAGTAATCAGTTTATATACAGTCGCTTCTTAGTTCCACACCTAATGGAATATAAAGGCTGGGCAATCTTTATGGATGGCGACATGCTAGTTAGAGATGATATTGAAAAGTTATGGGCTCTTCGAGACGACAGCAAAGCAGTAATGGTAGTTAAACACGACTACAAAACTAAAATGACAGAAAAGTACCTCGGTGCTAAAAACGAAAATTATCCTCGAAAGAATTGGTCAAGTGTTATTCTTTGGAATTGCGGTCATTCCGCAAATAAAGTAGTAACACCTGAATTTATTGAAACTGCCACAGGCGCTCAACTTCATAGATTTACTTGGCTTGCTGATGAATTGGTTGGAGAATTACCTAAAGTATGGAACTGGTTGCCTGATGAGTTCGGCGCAAATCAAGATGCAAAGCTGTTACACTACACCTTAGGTACTCCAAGTTTTCACGACTTTGCTACAACTCCTATGGGAGATGAATGGCACCGTGAACGCATTTATACAGATTACTGTCTACAACGCAATCTATGATTTTTCTAAGTAAAGAAGGTGAGGACGAATACATTAACTTGTTTGCCTCGGGATGCAAAACTGTACCAGTGTCAACAGAAGATTTTGTTTATACAGATTCTCAAGATCCAATTATTTTAAGAGGAATTCTTAAACACAAAATAATGAAACGTTGTTGGAAAGACGGCCGCACATTTTATTATATGGACACGGGATATTTTGGCAATGAGAGAACTGCATCTAATCCTAACGGTTGGAAACTTTGGCATCGCATAGTAAAAAACGATCTACAACACAGTGAGATTATTTCGCGACCAGACGATCGTTTTAAAAAATTTAATAAAACTTTTCGTCCCTGGAAAAAAGACGGCAGAAAGATACTGGTTGCAGCGCCAGACGAAAAACCTTGCAAATTCTACGGAGTTACTAAGGATCAATGGGTTCATGAAACTGTTGCAAAAATCAAAGAACACACTGATAGACCAGTAATAGTTAGAGAGCGAGCACCTAAAAGAATAGATAGAATTGTCACAGACACATTACAGCAGGCGCTTGATAATGATGTATTTGCTCTAGTAACATTCAACAGTGTTGCAGCAATAGAAAGTATATTTCATGGTATTCCAGCATTTACTCTTGCTCCCACAAATGCAGCAAGTCCAGTAAGTCTTCAAGATATCAGTAAGATCCAAACTCCTTACTACCCTGATCAAGATAAATTATATGCCTGGGCCTGTCATCTAGCCTACGGGCAGTTTCACAACAACGAATTAAAAAACGGCAAAGCAATGGAACTATTAACACAATGAAAGAAATATCTTTAGAAGAAGCTTTGGTACAAGGGTCAACTAATTACTGTACAACAAAAATGGAAGAATTTTCTAAGCCTATGGTAGTTCGTGGTGTAACTAGCAAAAGTGAAATAGTTGAATGTCAAAAAACGCAAAGAGATTTCTATTATATAGATACTGGTTATTTGGGGAATTTTCCTAGTCCAGGAAATACTTCCGGGAAAAAAATATGGCACAGAGTAGTTAAAAACAATCTACAACATTCACTTCCTAAAAATGTAGATTCTGATAGATGGGAAAAATTACAGAAACAAGATCCTAGACTAGTATGGCAAGGATGGAAAAATCACAATAAGAAAATTTTGTTAGTATTACCTAATCCTAAAGCCTGTAGATATTATGATATAGACTGCGATGCTTGGATTGTAGAAACTACAGAAAAAATCAAAACTTATTCAGATCTTCCTGTTGAAGTTAGGGTCAAGGGTGCAAGAAGCGAAAGAAATCACGGATATTCTATCTATAATGCTTTTGATAGCGGAGTCTATGCCACTGTTTCTTTTAATAGTATAGCATCTTTGGAAAGTGTACTATACGGTATTCCTGCATTTATTTCAGTGCCTTGCGCAGCCAGCACATTGGCATCTACTGATCTGTCCACACTTAAAAATCCGTATAGACCACTATTAGAAGATATAACTAAGATGTGTAAGACCTTGTCTTATGGTCAATTCACTAATGAAGAAATTGCCAACGGCACAGCCTGGAAAATATTAAACCAATGAAACTACTAGTAAACGACAAAGAAATTGCACACTATCTTATAAGTCTTATAGATCTAAAAGATCATTGTTCTCATATTGAGTTAAATGAATTAAAAACCGCCGAAGCAATAGATTTTGTTATTGACAAAAGAAATCATCGTAAATT